ATTTGCTTGTAAAGCTGATACATCAACCTTTTTGACAGCACTTTCACCTGTGCCATCAGATACATTTGTAAACTTCAGGACAGCAATTCTTTGCCCATCCTGAATAGTTTGTGAGGTTACTGCGTCTGCCATTATTTACTCCTAGCTTAAATTCATGTTAATGAGTGAGTATTCAGTATTCGCTGATACGGCCATTACATCACCAATTTCCATTAACACGTTATCTGTTGCTGGAGCAACTCCACCGGCTGTTCCACCTGAACGAACTGCTGCATTACCTACAACTAAAGTTCCTACAGTTAATCAACTACTGTAGCTCCCATAATCGCACCTGTTTCTGTTGCTGGAGCAACAATAAGGTCGTTATTTGGGTCAGCTAGTAATGATAATTGTGAACTAGTTGTTAAAGCAGTTTTAAGTGCATCGTAACAAGTTATTACTACTGATGGGTCTGCTGAATGGTCGTGAGCTGGATTAGATTTTACTCTAAGCATTTGCCCTTCACCATTTACGTCATTTACCCAAAGATAACCATTTGCATATTGATTTAAGGTTAAATCAGTTCCACCTGTTTCTACAGAAATAGCTGTTTCACCAGCTGCTACTGCTGCTGTTGCTGTCATGTTTGCGTGGTCAGAAACTATTGCTGGTTGTTGTAAGAGTTTACCAGCTGTTACTGCTGTGCCACCTATTCCAACATAACGATAAACATTATTTCCATAAACCAACTTAGCTCCTAATGGAAATAGTTGTGTTGCACTTTCTGCGTAAGGATTAGCTGTACCATATTGACTACCGCCTTTACCTACGATTAAATCAGCTGGTCCAAAACCAGTTGCTGCAACATATTGAATATGTCCACCATCATCAGTAAAAATATTACCATCTGCGTTTATTACTAAACCATCAGTAACAGCACCTGTTGATGCAGCTACGTCTATTGTTTTAAAACCACCTTGTGACCTGACTGGTCCACTAAATGTCGAATTTGCCATAATTTCCTCCTTCGGAAATAAGTTTTATCATCTCGGCTAGTCTGCTAGGTCAGTTGATAAAACAATATAAAAAAATCCTAGTAGTAAAATCATACTCTCTGCAATCATATAGTGCAAATTGTTTACGCCAAAAAAAAAGGCAACCTAAGTTGCCCTTTTTCTGAAATAGTTGAGTTATAAACGCTATTTCTAATCGTTCTAGTTATGCACCTTGCGACCCATAAATTCCTCTCCAATCAGAGAAACCAAAAGAATAACGCTCACGAGCTTTATATCTAATGTTTCCAGTCGAAAAGTCTGGTTCCATAGAAGTTTCCATACCACTTCTTTGGAACATTTTTAGACCATCGCCTTGATCGGTGACAGAAGTTAACAGGAAGAAAGCATCTGGGTCTGTCAGATAATGATTTACTGAATAACCACCGGGTAGTACCCCAGTGCTTCTTATAGCATTTAGATCATTGTCTGAAGTACCAGTTCTAAGGTTAGAATTTAATATTCTTTCAGCAACGAAAACGAGTTCACTAGGAACAATCATTTTTGAAGCTTGAACAGAAATTGTCAATCCTCTGTCATCTGTGAAACCACTAATGTCAATCAACGCATCTTCTAATGAAGTTTCGTTAAGATCGGCCATTGATGTCGCTCTGTTAGCAGCTGAACCACCACCTGAAAGTGGGTGATCTGTTGCTATGAGTGATTTGCCATCTCCACCAGTAAAACTAGATGAGAAAGCATTGTTTAACACATCAGCACCTTTTACTTCTTTGGTGTTAGCCATTGATTTAGCTAGTGCTTTTACATACCTTTTGCCTAAAGAATCATAAAGATTATCTTCAACCGCTTCTTCTGTTAAAGCAAACGCTAACGCCACTGTATCGTGGGTATAACGTGCACTGTAACTTTCTGATGCGTTGTCGAAGCTAACGCCTTGACCTTCAGTCTTCGTTGGTGCGGAACCGAATCCAGTTATCAACACCTCTTCTTCAAAGGCACGATTAGAGTCTTCTATAGAGAAGATTTCTTCGTACTCTCTGTTGTACTCATCGTAAGATAAGCCAAAGAGGCTGTTTAATCCGGGTTCTAACTCTTTAGCGAGTTGAGCTCTTGATATTGCCATTTTTTACCTACCTTATGCTAGACCAGCACCTTTCTGCCCCATTATGTGATTTTGAATCACACAAAGAACATTGGTGTTAGCTGACGCTACGTCATCGTTATCAGGGTCCTGTGAAATATCTATTGCTTTTAGAGGCAGAGTAGCGGTGGTTGCACCAGTACCTACATCTAATTCAACATTTGATCTTCCAGAGGCTGTATCGCCAACAGGAGAGTTTTCAACAATGTCAAAGTTTCCGAACAAGTCAGCAACAGGCATTGCTGCGTCTGCTTGAACTTCAAAAACAACATTACTGTCATCAATCACGTTAGCTACTATATCAGAAGCACTAATGCTTCCGGGATAGTGATTTTTAAATACTTGTTCGCCAGTAGTTGGGTCAGTATAACTGACTCCATTAAACACTCCGACAATCGGAACAGTACCAGTTGCAGCATGTCGACCCAAAACTCCAGCTGTTAATTGCGTAACTAAATCGCCATTAAAAATTGGTGTTGTGGCTCCACTAGCTATCCTGTATCTGGATTGACCTCCAGAATAGGGTGCTCCGCCCATCATACGAACAGGTTTTAATCCAAATGGGGCATCTTTATTAGCCATAATTTTTTACCTATTTATATTAATTACTTTTTTCCAAAAGTAACATTAGACTTTCTTTGCGAGTCATACTTGACATACCTTCCATCTTTTGAAGATTCATTAAACATATTATTGTCTAACGCTTCTTTCGCTTGTTGGTTTTTGCCTTGGTAATAAGCATTACGTTCAGCAATGGTTTCAAGTGGTATCTTCGCTAAGAGTAGTCCTTCGTTATATACAATACCAGTATGTCTGCCAGAATCCATAGTTGGTAAGTCAAATTCTTGAGGTAAATCAGAACCTTTTACAAGTTCCCAACCTTCCCTAATTCTTCTACTTACATTAGCCCTATCCTCTTGCCCCATCATTGATTCTCTTATCCATCGATATTCATATCCTTCAGGTGCTGGAGGTGTTTCTAGTTTTCTTACTGGTCTCCATGGGGTTCTACGAGTTTCTTTAGCGTGTGACTCGGATTCACGAGATTTTCTGGTTGTAGTTTCTTGTTCTATTTCGTTAGTCATTTTATTTTGCCTCTCTTTGTGAAATTTTTTGTTTCTCTTTAGCAACAGATTTCAACCATGCCTCTTCAGACATATTATGTGGTTTCAATCCTCTAAGACGTTCAACTTCTGATTTAGAAAAAGTCACTCCGTTCTTCTTGCCTTGTGTTTTCTGACGACTTCCTACAGAAGTTGAAGTGACTCTTTGCACAGCGGGTCTGTCTTCATTTTGCACGTCTTCATTAGCCTGTAAATCAGGATAAACTTTGTAAACTCTACTATTTAGCTCACTGTAATAATCATCAGAGTCAGCTTCATAGCCCTCGTTTATGAGGTTATAGTGTGTGAAATAAGCAAATTGTGTTGCTTGTACAGTTTCATCACTACTATTATCACCATACCATTGATTGCTTTCATGCCAGCTCTTTGCTTGTGAGCTTGGTTCTGGTGCAACCTGTTGAGGTTGTTGATATTCTTGATATTGTTCTTGTTGTACTAGTTGTGGATTTTGAAAATTTTGTTGAGATTCTTCTTGTTCTCTTATTTTTTCTTTTTGTATGCTTAGATCGGTCTTTAGAGTGTCAGCCTTTGACATCAAATCAGCATCTCCAGAATCTACAGCTCTTTTGTACAAGTCATTAGCTTGCAGTTCTTTAGCTTCAATAGCTTCTTTTTCTTTTAGTAACAGATTTTGTTGTGTCTGTAACTTTTCTTGGTTAAGTAACGCTGTTTCTTGTTGCTTTTGAGCCAACATTTGCTCCAGTCTAGCTGCTTTTTCTTCAACTTGTCTGTTGCGTTCATTTAACTTATTTATTCTTTTAGATACAGATTTTGTATAGTTTTCTAACTCATCATCTGGGTTAGTCTCTGCTACAGCCTCCTGTTCTACTACCTCTACTTCAACATCTTCAGCTTCAGGCTGAATTTGTTGTGCATTTTCTTGTTCATTCATCATAAACTCACTATGTCATCAGGATTGAGAATTGTGGCTATAACCTCATCATCATTGATGATTCTGACCTCTGCACCATCCTCAAGTTTAAACCTAGAGCCAGAGTAACGCCCTATTAAAACCCATTGTTTTTCTTCACACCAAGGTTTGCCAGCAAATCGTTTTTTATCTTTGTAGCACTCAGCTCCTTGCTTGACCACATAAGCTACTACAGTTGCTAGAGCTTCTCTATCTACTGTGCTTTGTGCTAAATGTATACCACCTTTGGTTGTAGCTTTACCAGCATATGGTAAGACTAACATGCGATAACCAGTTGGTTGTGGCATCCTGTCTAAAACTGATTTGTCTAATAAGGTAGGGTCAAGAACTCTTGCTTCTTCTTCTATGTAAGCATTAGCTACTATGTCGTTAGTTGATTTTAGTTCTGCCATTTAGTCTTTCTTAAATAAATTCTGTAATTCTGTCTTCATATAGTATAAAGCAGATAGTTCTCCTTGCAAATATTTATAATGTTCCATATCTTTTAAGCCACCTGACATTAAAGTTTCAGCAACTTGTGCTTCTCTCTGTGATATAAGTTTTTTGATTGCATCAAGCAATTCGTAATCATCTGGCATTATTTTTTAGCTTTTGCTGGTCTACCTCTTTTTTTAGCTGTTGTCTTTGCCTTTGGCTTAGCCTTTGCTTTAGGCTTTGCCTTTGCCTTGGCTTTTGCCTTTGGTTTTGGTTTTTCT